ACTTTTGGCAAAGACCTTACCTATAACGCTACTTGTCCTAAATGTTTAGTAGAGCATGAAGTTATTATTGACTTAACAAAAGACGTTAAAACCCGTACGCTTAACGATCCAGTTGTTGATAGAACATTTACGGTAGCCACTAAAAATGGTGAAGCTGTAGTTACTTTGCCAAATGGGATTACTAACAAAAAACTTCTTGACGCAGACAACAAAACTACTTCAGAATTAATGACTATTATTTTATCTGGTTGCGTAGTAAGCATTAATGGAACGCCATCTTTAGGGATACAAACCGCTCTTAATCTTGGTATTTTAGATAGAGAAACTATAATTTCTGAAATTTATAAACGCACCCCAGGCCCACGCCTTGGGGAGGTGACGAAGGCTTGCAAGGCATGTGGTAATGAAATTCCGTTACCGCTAAGTCTGGCTAGCTTATTTCGTATATAAAGACGAAAACTACGTTGACTTAATGGACACCTACGAAGTAATAATCCGAGCATTTTCTGGTTGGAGCCTCAGCGATGTGCGCTCTCTTTCCTACAGGGAAAGAAAAAACTGGCTATTACGAGCTACTAGATAAGGATTATCATGGCTGAACCACCTGATATTGGCCCCGAACTTCGGGCAAACACCGCGCAAGGCGCTAAAATAGAGCGTGCGTTGGCGTCTTTGACGGGAATGATCAGCTCAATTTTAGGAAGAAATAACGAGCCGTCTAATAATAATAGTAGCGCTCCAGCTTTTGGAGCTTCAGGAGCCGCACCCGCTCCTCCTCGGTTTTCTAATTACTCCGACCGTCAACAATTTACTAGAATTTTAGCCTCAGGTTTTAGCGCTTTGGCTGGGGCTGCTGGCGCAGTCAGCATGGCTCTACCAACTACCCAAGAAGCCGTTGATGTTCAACTACTTGCCGACCGAATGAAGTTTTTTGGCGGTGCAACTAGTAGAGAAAATGCTATGACTTCGCAACTTCGGGCCTCTCTTATGGGCACCGCAACTAGCCCCCAAGACGCTGCTCTTGCGTCTAATTTTGCGGCACAAAAAGGTTTGATGCCTGGGTTACCTAACTTTGGTGCTGGTGCGGGTTACACAGGAATTATGGGCGGCGCTGCGCTTGCTTCTAACTTAACTCCAGGACTTGGCATAGCAGGTGGCGTAGGAGTTATGGCGGGGCTTAACGACCCTAAGACAGTTAACATGGCGCGCATGTTTGGTATCCAAATGCGTAACAAAGAGGGCACTGGCATGATAGATTTGCCTCAAATTATTAAACAACTTTATGATATTTTATCTAAAGCTGGCCCTGTAACTCCAGAAAATATAGCTATTTCTGCTATGCCAGGTAATGCTCTTGATAGCATTCTTAACCAATACTTTGGTTTAGACCCTAACATTAGAAGCACAGTAATTTCTGGGCTTACTCAAATGGCTGCAAATAACGGTGGTGATGATTTTAGTAAAGAGGCCCTTAAAGCATCAGGCGCAATGACTGAAGCAGTAGTATCTACAGGAAACCGTGCTACTGGTGAATTAAAGTTACTTCAAAAGTTTTCAGGAAACACTGTAAATAATCTTATTGGTGCTAATAACATTCTTAATGAACTTTACAAAGGAATGGTTAATGCCACGGGTCTTGAAGCAGATTTAATTAGATACACTGGAAACGTTGGTACAACCCTTGAAACTATTGGTGGCGCTCGTGGCGGAGCAGGTCAATTACTTATTGACTCAATGTTTGACGCTACAGGAGCTCTGCTAGGTCTTCAAGGTCCAAGTAGACTATTTGGATTAGGCGTATTAGGTGCCGCTGGTGTACCAGGTTTTAACGCTTTTAAAAACGGGTTTGGATCAGGCACTCCTGCAAGTCCGTACTTTGCAGGACCTGGGTCTGGGTTTAATCAGTACGACTCCGTAAATCCTTCTAACCCAGGCCAAATGTTTACTGGGGCAATTACTATTAATGTTTCTGGTGGAGTGGACCAATATAACATTGCTTCCGCTATCTCTGATGCTTTAAGTAGGGCGATGTAAGATGGTATTTATTCCGCCTAATCAAGTAATTGATTGGAAAAGCCCAGGAAGTAACCGCTCAAACAATTACAGCATTAATAAAACTGTTAACGCTCTTAGTACTCCTTGGGTTGGAACAGATAATGCTGCTTCTGTAGCACCCACTGGGCTTGGCCTTAACGGTTATAAATGGAATTTACCTCCTCACCAATGGAGTCTTCCTGTAGAACCTTCTAACGACCCTATGGTTAGAGACCCTGCAACGCAAGCAATAGGGGCTACGCATAAATATCGTCGCGGACGTATCTATTGGTATGCCCGTGTAGACAACGATTATGTAACTAGTGGCACTTACAACAACGGTAGCAGCAGCACAGACCCTAGGTATGGGTTCCAATTTATGTGGAACCCTACTCAAATTAGTACTTCTGTTGCTACTAATTTGAGTGTTACTCCAAGCTTTGCAGATAAATTTGCTTCTGTTGTTGGCGCTTTTCCTAGTGGACAAGCTTTATCTGTGTCTGTTCCTTTAGACAGAACTAATGACTTTGCTTGTTTAAACTCATTAAATGTTACTGGAAATACTTTAGCTAATACAACTTTGACTCCTACTAATGTTGGCCCGTTATTAAGAAATTTAGGTTACAACCCTAATCATTCTTTTGACTACGGGTTTGCGGAAACTCTTGTTGAAAAAGTAATTCAATTAGTTAGGTACGGAACTACCGCAGATATTGAATATTTATACAAAGCTATTAATGGTCCTGGCTGGACTAACGTGGCTACAGGCAGAGATACGTCTGAAATTGGATTCCTTCGCCCAACACTTTTGCGTATTGACTTAGGTCCCCTTAGCTACCTTGGTTACGTAAGCGCGTTAAACGTAACCCATACCAAGTTTACTAAAGGCATGATTCCTATGGCGTCTACAATGGAAATTCAATTTAATTTAATGGCAACCGCAGGTTTGGTGAGTAGATAATGTCAATTAGAGCGGGTTCTAGATACGAAAAATCTGTTGTGGATTACTTTAGAAAAACCGAAAACGGACAAGCTTATCCAATAGTGTTTTACACTTTTGATACGTTAGATTCAATTTCTTACTCTACACATACTTTTATTAAAGGTGAAACACTAACTGCTATTTCTTGGAAATACTTTAATCGCCCTGACCTTTGGTGGGTAATCGCGGAGTACAACCCAGAGATTACAAACTATGTTTCTATAGAGGGTGGAACCATATTAAGGATTCCTAGTGTTTAACTATGTTTCCGTATCTTTTCCGTTGTCTCAAAACCCTCCACAACGTATATCTTCTTTTACTTTAAAGCAAGAACGGTACGCTCACGAAATTATAAAAGTTAGGTTTAGAGACTGGGGAGTTAGGTATACAAGTGTTAAACCTGGAGACCCAGTAAAGTGCGTGCTTAGAGGAAAAAGCAACAGCCGAGATTGGGTAGGGTATGTCCATGAGATTCGTCCTAATATTACCCCTAGTGCAAATTTTACCGAAGTTACTTTTATTGGTGCTTCTTACAGATTAAAACAAGCTAAGCAACGCGTATTTGAAAACATGACTGCATCTGACATTGTTAGACAAATAGCAAACGAGTACGGTTTCACTGCGCAAGTAGAGGACCACCCACGAATTTACGACCAAGTTGTTCAAGCTGGTCATACTCAATTGCAATTAATGAGCCGTTTAGCTAAACAATGCGGGTACTCATTACGGGTTGAAAATACTACTATTTATTTTCATAGTATAACTTATGATTTTACAAACAGCAGAGATGCCGCTTTACGGTTTAGAATGTCTGAGGCTAACGATCCAAGAGGGTCTACTTTATATTCTTTTAATCTAGTCTTAGGAGAAAGCACTGCCTATAAAGATTCTTATAAATCTGCAGTACAAGTTGGTGGCGTAGACCCCATAGGACATAACTATAGCTTGGTTACTAACCAAAGAGAAAATACTTTAAACGAGTCTAGCGCCACAGAATTTTTTGATAGCTTTGCCACAAATGTTGTAGCTCCTGGATTTCAAGTGGCTGCTTACGAAGCTAAAGCTGCTGACGAACGAAACAGATTTCCGTACCGTGCTCGCATTCAAATTATTGGTACTCCTGAAATTAAACCTGACCAACCAATTTACTTAGAAGGTATCGGCCCTAACTACACTGGGTATTGGATAGTTCTTTACACAGAACACAACGTAGTTGAAAAATCACCTAACATTTTAACATATACAACTATTTTAGATGTCGGAGCCGATTCTATTGGTCAAGCTGAAGTGTGGAAAGGGGAAGTAATTACTAGCCCTTCCGATGTACGCGTAAGAACTTTAGTTCCTGATACTAGGAATGTTCCCCTTAACACCGATTCTATTTTAACTGAAGGAACTGGAACTTACAATAATTCAGGGTTTACTGAGGTCTCTAACAGGGAAACGGAATCCAATGTAAAACCGTACGTTTGGGTGGCAACTACAGTAGTTGATAGCCCAAATAATATAGACGTACGAAATCGCCCTCAAGCAATAGTAAGAAGATTGGCGGCACGCGGTGTACTCTGATTTATTAACTGGCGACCTTTCCGATAAAAGGTTTTACGGAGTTTACCGTGGGCTTGTCGTAGACAGTACTGACCCTCAAGGATTACTTAGAATTAAACTTCGTGTCCCACAAATTCTTGGCCCCGCTGTAACTAGTTGGGCTTGGGGTGTTCATCCATCTGTAACTGGAAACATTTTTATACCTCCGCCTGGTACTGGAGTTTTTGTAATGTTTGAAGGCGGAGACCCTAATTTCCCACTATGGCTAGGAGTAATGAAGTAATGGCAATTGTATATAACAAGGCTCTGCCCGCTCAAACTTATTCAATATCTTTGCCGTTTACCCTTTCAACAAACGGAAAAGTTGACATTACTTCCGATTCTTCACCTAAAGCTTGGAAAGATAGAGTTTTAACCTTACTATCCACGGGAATTAACGAGCGTATTTGGTATTATAATTATGGAGCTAGTTTAGATGGATTAATATACGAGAGTGCTTTGGACGCTACAGAACTAGGTAGACAAACAATTAAAGAAATGTTTGTTTCTTGGTTACCTCAGTTAAGTTTAATTGAAGTAAACCCTGTTTTTGATGACGGCACAGGCACCCTTTCTCTCACTATTATTTATAAACTTCCCGCTGGGGAAACAGATTCTGTTACAATATCTACAGCCTCGTTAACGGCTGCAGGCGAATTAATTGAGGGCTCATAATGACTGATAGCTTATACCTACCGCAAGTAGATTATACCTCTAGAGACTACGCGTCAATTCGAGATGATTTAATTGCACTTATTCCTAACTTTACACCTCAGTGGGTTTCCCGCGACGCTAATGATTTTGGCATTGTTCTTCTTGAGTTGTTTTCTTATTTAGGAGATTTACTTAATTATCAAATTGACCGTGCGGCTAATGAGTCTTACATTAACACCTCTACCCAAAGAGACACAGTAATTGCGTTAGCTAAATTACTAAACTACAGCCCTAACAACGTTAGCCCAGCTAGTGGCACGGTTACTTTTTCTAATGAAGGTGCCAACCCTATTATTATTCCTGCTGGAATAAAAGTATCAACTGCTTCTGATGGTGTTAACCCAAGTGTTGTATTTACTACTCAAACAGCCGTATCACTTACAGCAATAGTTGGAAGTACTCCTGGTACAGGTACAACTACAGCAGTCCAAGGTGAACAAGTAACGGAAACCATTGGTACATCAGACGGTTCTGTTAATCAATATTTTGCTTTGACTAACCTTGGGGCAATTACTGGCGGAACTATTTCAATAATTGTCGGTGCACTTGCTTATACTAAAGTTCAATACATAATTGACTATGCTGCTGACGACCCTGTATTTTCTACATTTACTGATGGTGCGGGCATTACTTACATTTTATTTGGTGATGGTAATTCAGGCCGCATTCCTCCTAATGGTTCTTCTATTTCGGCAACTTATAGTTACTCTAATACTGCAGGAAGTTTAGGTAACGTAGCCGCAGGAGCCATTGAAAATGTGTACGATGAAACTAACGGAGTAAACCTTACTTCTGTTACGGTTACTAACACCGATGCTTTTAGCGGTGGCGCAGACGCTGAATCTACTGATTCTATTAGAGTTAACGCACCAGCGGCCTTGCGCACTCTTAGCCGCGCAGTTTCTTTAGACGACTACGGTCAACTTGCTATTCAAGTATCAGGTGTATCAAAAGCTATTGCTATTGGAACTTCTTTTAACGTTATTGTTTTATATGTTGCTGCGTCTGGAGCAAGCGCGTCTACTCAAGCTTTTAAAACAACAGTGTCAGACTATTTTGTAAATAAAATTCCACCCGCAACTACCTTACAAGTTTTAGATTTTACTCCCGCCTACCCTTACTTGGATGTAACCATAACGGTACTCCCGCAGTACAGCGCCTCTAACGTTGGAGCAGCTGTTCAGTCGGCAATCTATAGCTTGTTTGCTTTTGATAACGTTACGTTTAATGATGTTATTTCTCAAGGAGATGTGCAGTCAACTGTTAAATCTATTGATGGTGTCAACTCTGTAACCTTAAATGACTACGAAAAACTACCTGTTTTGTACTCTAAATCAGCAGTAACTACTGTATTAGCAACTACTTCTGTCTCTGCAACCACTTCTATTACATTAGGTAGTTCTGCTGGTCTTTGGCAAGGCTCCGCAATTAAATCAATTGTAAGTAGCACTGGTGCAAGCTTGTACACTTACACTACTCCTGTAACTACAATTGCAAGCGTTACTAACACTACAACTGTTGTGATCAGCACTACTCCAACCGCTATCACTATTCCTGTAGGTTCAACTATAACCGTTCAAGGTAACGGGGGTGTATCAGATTTAGTATGCGCTATTAATGAAGTTCCAATACTTAATAAAAATTATATTTTTGTCAACACCACAGGTGGTAATCCGTAATGCCAACAATTTCAGCTACAGTACCTTTGCTTACTGTTTCAGCTGATGCAAAACCTTCTAACTATTTAGTTAATCATGTTAGTTGGGCCGCACCAACTGAAAACATTAACTGGTCTGAAGTGTGCGTATTGAGAAGTACTTCTGGGTTTCCTATGCATATTAATGACGGTACTACAATATTTTCAGAACAAACGTACTCTTTAGCTGCAACTGTTACTGCGGTTTATACGGGAGCAGCACTTGAAAGCATTACGTTTTCAGGTGGAGGCAAAACTACCTCTGGTTTAACTTCTGAGTCCTATATTGCTGTTCGTCAAAAAAGTGTTTTAAATTATCAGGGATTACCTACTAGCATTGGCTTGGGTGCAACATTTGATGTCATTAGATCATCTGCGTATTTAGGTGGCGTAGAGTCCGTAACAATTAACTCTCCAGGCGGTGACTATCAAGTAGGAGACATTATAACTTTGTATAAAGATGAGGTTGGGTACTTAAACAATGATGGGTCTCTTAATAGTTTTGGTTCTGGTGTAGCTAATATTACCGTTCTTGTCTCAGCGGTTACGGGCGCAACTTCAGGTATTAAAACTGTAACTTTAAATTCCCAACCAGGGTTGCAAAATTTTAATTCTGGAACATTTACGTACAACAATATTGAAAGTTTTGCAACAGACACTTCACTAGGTGCTAATGCTACTTTTGATGTAGTTAGAACTGGTAACGGAACTGTTGCCACTACTACGCTTTCCGTTAGGTCTTCTGGAGCTAATTACAAAGTTAATGACGTTGTAAGAATTCCTGGGTATTTAATTGGAGGTAGAGTAGATACTACTGAACTAGGAATTACAAAGGCATTTCACGTTTATGACACAGGCGCGGTTACTGCTTTAACAACAAATCCTGGATACGGAGTAACTGGAACAGACTTAAGAGCCCCAAAATATTATTACTCAATATTTGTTAAATACACTGTAAACGATCCAGCGTTAGCAAGCGCCTCTAATTTTATTCCTAAATATTCTAAAATTGCTGAGGTATCTAGTTATGCTATTAAAGACGAAGGAACTTTAGATACTTTATTAGGGCATCTTCCTTTATTTTATAGAAAAAATTACCAAGGTAAAGATAACCAAGACTTAAGAGATTTTATAAGGTTATTTGCTTTTCACTATGATGTTTATTTAGCTAGTACTTTAAGTGTATTTAACTCTTCTTCTATTTTAACAATGGATAATAACCTTGTTGAATTAGCATTAAAACAATTTGGATTTAATCCAGCTAACGTAGCTAGCATTTCACAAGCTAGAACTTTACTTGGACTCCTTATTAGGTCTTATCAAAACTCAGGTTCTTTAGAAGGTATTTCAAATTTTGTTGAAGGTTTAACTGGATACGGCGCTTCAATAATTAGTACTAGAAATTTGCTTAACGATTACGACACTTCTTCATTTGTTGATAGCACTGGGTTTTGGTACCCAGACCCAACTTCTTTAGGTTACGGAGCTGCCGCACCGTTTGCTTCTGGTCTTACTCTTGCAGGGCCTACAGCTTCTACTACTTATGGAACTACAACCACTAACATTGCTTCTTATGCAAACCAAAGTGGGTTGACTCTTACTAACGCAAGTTCTTCTGGGTATTTAGTTACGGTAGACAGTACTACAGGATTAACTTCTGGAGCAGTATTAACTGTAACTTCAACTGCTGGTACAGGTGTTCTAGTCGCAGGCACTGTTGTTACTTCAATAGTTAACAGTACTCAATTTAAAATTAGTGCTACCGCTACTACTCCATTATCTGGAGCTACTTTAGTAACTGCTACAAATATTAGCTCTGGTATGGCAAAAATTGTTACCGCAACAACTGCCGCTGTAACGTTTAATCTTGGTCTTAAAGATACAATTACTGCAACTAATTACGCTTCAGGAACAAACGTTATTGTTGTAAAACCTTTAGTTGCTTCTGTAGGAGACACCGTAATATCTAGTGTTACTTCTAAAACAACGGGGCAAACTACTAACTATGTACCCGTTAACACTAAAGTTACTGCCGTAAATAGCGGAACGGGAGCCCTTACTTTATCTAATAATATTTCTGCAGCTATGGCTACAGGAACATCTGTGCTATTAGCCCCATCACCAACTACAGATAAAGTTGGCGCGTTTTCATCTTTAATGCTTGTGTTACCCGCTGTTCCATACGCGTTTAACATAAAAGCTAATGCTGCAGGAACTACTTTAGCTACTGTATCTGTTGGCATAAATTGGTACAACAAAAATCAACAACTTATTACTTCAACTTCAGCTAGTTTACTTCCTATTACTGGTTGGAATACGGTAGGGGTCAGCGGTGTTTCTCCAAGCAATGCAGTATATGCTCAACCCTACTTTTCTGCACGTAACAATTATTTTGTAGACGCAATGCAGTTTGAATCTGGAATTAATGCTAACGCAGTTAACATAACTAATGGATTAGTATCTATGACTACAGATTTAACCCATAATTTTGAAATAGGAAACACAATTTCAGTTTCTGGGTATGGCCCACCAATTGATGGAAACTTTACTATTACGGGAACTAACGCAGCAACTAAACTAGTTGCTTATGATTTACTTTCTAGGTCTATTATTAGCGTAACCCCAGACACTCCAGCGGGAATCACTATGACTGGAGCCAGCTCATCTGGTGCAGTAATTACCGTAAGCAGTAGCGCAAGTAACGCACTACTTTCTGTTGGAGATGCAGTAAAAATAACTAGTGGTACGGGCGCGTTTCATGCAACTAATCCTACGTATGTAACGGAAATTAATAGTACAACATCGTTTACTGTTAGCCCCGCTCCAATAACACCGCTTTCTGGAGCCACTGTAAAAACAGGGTATGTAACTTACGGAACAAATAATAATAATTTTGTTCCTGGAAATATTGTAAATGTTGCTACAATTACTCCTGCTGGGTACACAACTACTACTGGATTTACTATCGTATCTTCAGTACAAGGCACTAGTGGAAACTTTGTTGTAGCAAACACTACTACAACAGCCGCAACGTTTTCACAAACTAGCGCTCCAATTATTGTATGGGGAGACCTTATAAATTTATTATTTGCTAAAGCAGCTATTAATCAAGACATTCAAGGCAGCGCTTTGGTAGCTTCTCAATCATTATTTGAAGATGCTAGAACCACACAAATTAGTGTGTTAGCTAACCGACGAAATTTAATACTTAATCCTTCGTTTGAAGATGGTATATCTACGTGGTCATTAAGTTCTGCACAGATAGCTATTTCTGCTACTACTAGTCAAGCTGTTTTTGGGTTTAAATCTGCAAAAATAGACATAGTTTCTACAAGTTCTACAAATCATTACATAAGTAACAGTTCTAGAATAGGTGTAAATCCTAGCTCTGCAACATCTGAAAACGTTTACACGGCGTCAGCGTATTTAAAAAGAACTGCGGGGGCTGGTGTCACTTATGTTATTCAAATTGCATGGTTTGAAACAGCCATTGGTGGGTCTGCAATTACTAGCACAACAACAACTTGGACTAGTGGCTCTTACTATAATTCTTCTAATGTTTTAATAACTCAAGCAGAAGGAACTCCTGTAAATCTATCTTCAAATGCTGGTTGGAACAGAGTATTTGTAATAGCTAAAGCCCCATCAAATGCTAGCTATGCTGAGGTTCGTATTATTAGAACAGATACTACTGGAAACGCTTCTACTGTGTATGTAGACGGGGTATTGTTTGAGCCTTTGTCTGTACTTAAACATTATTTTGATGGTTCTTTTGACGGGCAAAATTACATATACCATGGAGATATTGATTCAACGTGGGAAAGCACTGCTCATAATAGCGTTAGCCATTTGTACTACAATAGAGTGTTTAACACTGGAAAAATTGATTCTTTAATTACGGAGGGAATGTATTATGCTTAGAAAAGCTAGTAACGCCACCCTTGCTGCTAGTATTTCTAGCGCTACCGTATCGCCTTCCGTTGCTGTGGCTACTACCCCTGTTATTGTTACTTATACTACTGTTGACCCACATAACCTTTACGTGGGAGCGCGGGTAACTATCACTGGGCTAACCAGTACTGATGCTAATAGCCCTAACGTAACTAGAGTACTTGTGTATAAATTAGATGGGCCAAACAAATTTAGCGTAATTTTACCTACTACTACTGTTTATGCTACCGCCCCTACTATTTCATTAACTGGCGGTGCTGGAGTCTACGGAACAATGACGTCTGTTAACCCAGCTCTTAGTGCTTCTAAAGTACGGTATTCCCAACCCGTTGTTGTAGACAGGCCTACTTTTTACAACTATATTTACCCTACAATTACAGCCACCCCTACAGGCACGGGTGTGTCTTTAGTTTGGGAAGCTATTGGCGTAGCGTTCCCTTCTCTTGTGATCTACAGCCTAGAACGCGTAACAGGAACTAATAGTTCTGTAGTTCTTTCAAGTTTGGCTAAAGGAACTTATCTTGATAGTAACGTTGCAACAAGTGGTTCAGCAACAACTCTTAAATACAGAATTAGTGCTGCTAATGCAAACTCTACAAATGTAACAACAGCTACTGCTGTGTCTTTGTACATTGCAAACATTAGTGCAATAACTGCAATTCCAGTAAATAATGCTGAAAATGCAATAACTATAACTTGGACTGCTCCAACTACTAACGCTACTATTACTAGTTACGAATTACAAAGACTAGACATAACTACTACTTCACCTGTTCCTTCGTGGAGTTCTCTTGTACCAGAGTCGGGTCCTATTCCACCTTCTCAAACAACTTACACTGATTTGAATGCGGTTGACGCCATTAGCTACATCTACAGAGTACGAGCCGTAGCTTTCTATGCTACGGGTGGAAGTGTTACCAGTAACTACATAACTTCTTCTTCTGTAACTGCTTACTATACAGATACCCCTGCGTCAATTACAGCCGTACCTGTTGCTGGAGTTGCTAATAGAATTAACATTTCATGGTCTACAGTAGTAGCAGACCCAGCTGTAACTACATACGAACTTCAACAAGCTCGCGAAGCTGACTCCTATATTGGTCCAAGTATTGCTTATGATAGCTATGTGACAGTACAAAATACAATTGCAACTTCTTTTGCGCAAGTTTCTGCGCAATCTGGTAGAGCTTACCTTTACCGAGTACGCGCTATTAGCCCAGCAATTACTGGAAATTACGTAACAACAACATCTCCTGTTTACGCGTACCATTTAGTTGACCCATTACCTGCACCTACCTTAGCTAAAACAGTTAACTCTACAACTAATACCTCGATAATAGTAAGCGGCATTATTGGTACATCTGCGCAAATTGCAATTCCTGCAATTACTGGGTACAACATTAGACGTTCTTCAGATAATGGAGCTAACTGGTCTAACATTGGAGCCACTAATTTCTCCATCACTTTGCCTTACACTGACACTACCGTGTCTACTAATACTTCGTACATATATTCTGTTAAGGCTCAAAGCGCTCAATTAACTACAGCCAATTGGTCAGCAAACGCAGGGCCAATAGTTTCTAACGCGGTTCAAAAAGCAACTGGTGGAGATATTATTAATTCTTATGTTAGTGGTGGAACAACTTACTTTGCACATGTATTTTTACAAAGTGGAACATTCCAACCACTAGTAACAAACCTCGCGGGCAATTTTATGCAAATGGGTGGTGGAGGTGGCGGCGGCGGAGGCAAAAATGGCGTTGGCGGAGGCGGCGGAGGCGCTGGGGGCTACGACACTGCAGGTTACAACCTTGGTACTAGTCTGAACGCCGTACCCGTTACTGTTGGTGTCGGCGGAACAGGGGTATTAAGTGGAGCGTCCAATAACGGTCAGTCAAGTGGTACTTCCCTGATGGCTTTTTCTCCTGGTGGTGGTCGTGGAACTACTACTAGTGGAAGTTCAGCTGCCTCTGGTGGCGGTGGCGGTGGCGGAGGCAACGGGGCTAATGCGGGTGCTGCTGCAGGCACTGGAGGTCTTGCTGGTGGCAGCGGTGCTGGTAACTTAACTAGCGGTGCAGGAGGAGGAGGAGGAGGCAGCTTTGGCGGAAGCGCTGGAGGCAACGCCCCAAATGCAACAACTGGTGGAGCAGGTGGAGCAGGTACAACCAATAATTACGCAACTGGCGTTAATCAAACCTATGGAGTAGGTGGTGGGGGTGGCGGTACTGCTTCAGGTGAGGGTGCAACTTCAACTGCATATGGAAGTGGTGGGGGTGGAAGTAGTGGTAATGATACTTCTGGACAAAACGGGGTTAACGGTATTGTTATTATTAGGTACCCAATATAGTAAACTTTATTTTTATACGACAACTTGTTAAAAGACAAGTTGCGTGTATAGTAGGTCTCCTACCGTTTAGGAGAACCTATGTACGACCACATTATAGTCACGGGCAATGGTAAGACCAGCCGTGCAAACGTTGAGGCTTTGGTGGATGACTACATCCATGCCAACCCTAAACTTACGTTTACTTTAGCCAACCCAGTACGTCTTTCCGAGGGGCAAGTTTGGCTCAAGCAATACCTTGCCGATAAAAACATTGCGTTTGAGGTAGAACTGTTTGACCCCAAGGTGACTAAAGAAAACTCAGCCATGTTTATCCTTTGGGATGACGATGACCCTGAATCCCTGTCCAGTTTGGCTATTGCCAAAGAAGGTGGCATCCCAGCTTTTGATTTGACGGACGGGCTTAATGCTCTAGTGCCTCAAGAATCTATTAAAGCCGTACAAGCGCCTGTTATTCCTGAGCAGGAACAAATGACTGAGGAAGAATCTGAGGCTGACGACGACGACGAAGACCCAGAAGAGTTTGAGGACCCACTATACGAGGCAGTTCGTATCATTGCTGACATCTTTGCAGAGGCTATTGGCAAGGAATTAAAGCGGGTACTAAAGAAATGATTAGTACGATATCGCCTAAGGCACTGGTTGCCTTAATGGCAGGGGCCACAGGTAAGGTCCGTATGACCAGACCAGGGCTTATGGAGGCTTTTCCAGGATTTGGTAGAGACTACTGGGGCACAGCTTTAAAAGAGCTTGAGGACGCTGGTATGGTCGAGAGAGGCAGCTACAGAGCGGGCCCTAACAAGCAATGGAATAATTTTGGAAATATTACAGAGTTAGGATGGTTGTATCTTAAAAACTGGTTGCCGCAGGGGGCGGATTATCCACCTGCGGAATGGGTAGAGGGGGGCGGAAAACACGTCATCCTTATAAGAGAGAACCAGCTTATTAATCCTAATAATATAACTAGTATAACTAGTAAAGAAGTTCGCGAGGAAAACCTCGCGAACGAATACAAAACAGTAAACATGTCAATGGAGAGTAACTTGCCATACGATTTCTTTAAAGGCGACCCACCAAAAGATGACTATGTCAGGGATGGTGAAGAAGAAAACCTTAAATACCGCGCTGCAAAAATGGAAGAAGGTAAAACCACTTTTGAGTCTAAAAAAAGTACTACCTTGCGGACACGGCATAACCTTGCTAAAGAGCTTTGGGGAAGCAACGAGGTTGCTTTTGAGTTTATGGAACGGTTAACTCAGCATTTTCATATTAAAAACAACATTACAATCAGACTTATTACAGGTGCTTTTGCTACGATGCGTAAAGCGCAAAAAACTACAGCACTTGAAGAATTAAAAATGTTAGATTTGTTTTTTGCAACAACAAAGTTTGAGAAGTACGATGACGGTGAACATATGTGGAAGCTTTTTGTACACCGAGCTTCAGAACTTGCAGTACAAGCCAAGCGTATGGTACAAACAGAAGTAGAAAAAGAAACCGCAGCAATCCAAGCGGCTAAGTCACAGGAGTGGTTAAGTGAGTAACATGAAGAGAGCATTTGAAGAAAGCCTTGAACGTGATTACCGTCAGGCTGGCCTTACAGCAGATACTGTTCAGCGCATAACTGAGTGGATTCAAAACGCAGAGAGTACTAAACCAGACTGCAAGTGCACTAACTGCAGTTGCGGCAAGTCAGAGGAAACAAATGATTAATGCTAGCGAGTTACCTGTACGACGTAAGTCGTGGTTAACCATTGCTAACGTTCCCTCAAACCGTAGAGGCTGGGAGTTGTCGGACTGCAAAGAGGTATCTGATCAGGATTTGAAACTTGTATCCAATTGGATACGTAAGGTTAAATCTGGCGACGTTATCCGTGCAGATGGTAAACCTATTTGTGGTAAAGGCTTGTTACTTGTTGGAGAGCCAGGCCACGGAAAGACTACGCTTTCTTTAGCTATCATTCAAGAGATGATGCGGACATTTTCGTTAGAAGAGTTTGTAATTAACGAGGGGCGAGTTCTTGTTAAGCCTTGTTACTTTGCTACTTACAACGACATTATTGAACTTAAAGGTTCATTGATGGGCGCAGATAGAACCGATGAGCAAGAGCGTTTGTTTTTAGGTATGCACGGCGAGTGTGATGATGATGCGTATAACATTCGAGTTCTAGTCATTGATGACGTAGGCAAAGAGCATGTGTCAGGCAGTGGTTGGAACAAGAACTTACTTCACCACATACTGCGTACCAGGTTTAACTTAGGACTTCCCACTATAGTCACGACAAATCTTCCTGTTGAAGCTTGGTCTGCCGCATATGGTGAAGCAACTAGTTCGTTTATACACGAAGCTTTTGCAACAATTGAACTAAAATCTACTAAAGGGGACTTACGTAAAAAATGAGCGAGGGCGTTGTGGAAGATACTAAGTTAGTTCAAATTTTTCTTGGTGGCTCTGGTACCCCAGGTCCAGGTATTTTTGAAGTAAGTATTGATGGTGAAAGAAACTTTGTTTGCACTTGCCCAGGGTATGCTGGTCGCGGTACTTGCAAGCACACTAAATTTGTATCTTCCCGTGTCAAACAAAACCACGGCACCTACCCTTTACAAATTTCTACATTGGTTACTGATGAAGACGCAGATAAAGCTCACGAATCTGCAGAAGAGCTACGAAAATTTATTATTAAATTCGGAAAAATAGAAGTCTGTTAAACCATGTATAAAGGGGATATCAGCAACGACATGCCAAGGCGTGTGCTTGTGAATGCTAATTTGTTATTCATTAAAGTACCCGTAATAGAAAAAAAGCTAAAAATATTTAATGTTAAATCCGAAGAGATTGGGTTTGACAAATTTCTTTTAAACAAGTTTTACTTGTACACTACTCGTGCAGGAGTAACACTTGAGCTAGTCTCATTTGAGTACAAAGACCCTGAACTTGAAATACTGTTTAACAAAATTGATAGAGCAGGTAACAACCCGTTCAGGTATTACAACCACTACGCTTCTCCAAAGAAGTTAGTTGCAGACCTACCATATAGACCAGAAGTAATCGGCGTAATTGACCCAGAGCACCAACTAATGTATGGTCGCCTAGGAATGGACTTTTAAGGGGACCAGATGAACTACGAAAACCTACTACTAAACCGAGCAATTAACGATAGAAGTCTTAGCTTCCTACTGGAACGCGGCGTAACAGAGCCATGGTTTTCTAACAACGAGGACCGAAGAGTTTGGTCTTTTGTTAGGACTCACTACACCAACTACAATGAAGTTCCTAGCCTTGAGGTTATTAAAGAAAATTTTCCTACATACGTTATTGTTGAGGTTAACGATTCTCTTGATTTCTTAATAGACGAAGTAGTCAAAGCGCAACGTAAATCAATTGTTAATAACTCGATTCGCAAAGCGATTGAGGAAATTGAAAAGTTTGGTAACCACGAAAATGCCGTATCTATTTTGCAGCGTGGGTTCTCTACACTTGATGACAACGGGTTTCATTCTGTTAGTGACATTGACATTACTCAGAACACAGACCAGCGTTGGGAAGAATACCTTGAGCGTAAGAACCTTCCAGGAGGTCTTCGTGGAATGGCAACAGGATTTAACACCATAGACCAAGCAACCAGCGGGCTACAACCAGGGCAACTTATTGTAATTGTTGCTCTACCTAAGACAGGTAAGTCCACTCTTGCTTTGCAGATGGCTCATAACATTCATAGCGGTGGAAAGGTACCCGTCTTTCAATCTTTTGAGATGAGCAACCAAGAACAACTTACTCGTTACGATGCCATGCGTTCTCGCATCTCGCACAGCCGCTTGACCACAGGAACATTAACCGCAGAAGAAGAGTCACGGTATCAAGCAAAACTTCGGGGCATGACAATGCTTCAGCATAAGTTTTGGCTTACGGATTCTGCGGGCGCCTCAGTAATTTCTGGTATCTCAAACAAGATTCAGCAACTACAGCCTGACGTTTTATTTATTGATGGTGTTTACCTTATGATGGACGAACAATCAGGGGAAGCAAACACTGCACTAGCGATTACTAACATTACGCGTAGCTTAAAGCGTTTAGCCCAGAAGCACCAGATTCCAATTGTTATTACCACTCAGGCTTTGGGTTGGAAGACGCGAAAGGGCAGCGTTACAACTGACTCTATTGGTTACTCTTCTTCGTTCTTTCAGGATGCTGATGTTGTATTTGGTTTACAGCGTGAAGATGAAAATGTAGATGACACTAGGTTGTTAAAAGTTATGGCTAGCCGTAACTGTGGCCCTCTAGAAGTTTCATTAGTGTGGGGTTGGAACACAGGTGAGTTCCGTGAGATTAGTAGTGATGACATGTGACCATAGATGAAATGGAACGCGTCTTAGAAGACTTGGGTGTTGAGCATGTAGGTTCTCGTGGGAATGAGATTCAAGGGTTTTGCCCTATGCACGAGTCTCGTACAGGTAAGGTAGACCGCAATCCTTCTTGGTACATAAACGCAGACACTGGCGCACACATTTGTTTTTCCTGCGAGTACAAGGGAAACATTATTTCCTTGACCGCTACTATGCGAGAGTTAAGCTACGACGACGCTAAGTCTTGGTTGTCTTCTGGCGGGGAACTTATGGATGCTTTTGAGCGGGCTATTAGTAAGCCTAGGGAAGTGTTTGAGGAACTGGTATACATATCCGAAGCCTCCCTGTCAGCTTTTACAGACCCACCAGCGCATGCCCTACAGGCTCGCGGTCTAACTTTAGCTGCCGCACAGCATTTTGGTTTACGGTGGGAACGTTCTACCGAGAGTTGGATTATTCCTATTCGAGACCCACACACAGGTAACTTGCAGGGCTGGCAGGTCAAAGCATTTAACGGTAGACACTTTCGTAATTACCCAGTTGGTGTAAAAAAATCTAATGGCTTGTTTGGGTACCAGCAGTACACAGGTGGAGACATGATAGTTGTTGAGTCTCCATTAGACGTAGTACGTCTTGCGTCTATAGGAATTCCTGGGGGAGTCGCTGTGTATGGCGCATTAATTTCAGAAGTTCAACTGAAATACATACGTTCCGCTGCTAGAATTGTCCTAGCACTAGATTCCGATGAAGCTGGAGTTTCCGCTTCTCACAAGATGGCCCAATTGACTAAGTCACATAATTTTGAGGCCTGGTTTTTCGATTACTCAAACACTAACATGAAAGATGTTGGTGGCATGAGCAGAGTAGAAGTACTAGCTGGATTGGAATCTGCTAAACATTCAGTTAGATATATGACTAGTCTTTAGGAGAGAATATGGCATCGCCAATGAAAGATGCAAAGTACAAGGTAACCACGCCCTTCGGAGTTAAGGGAAAACGATGGTCCTCAGGAAAGCATGAAGGAGTAGATTACGCTGCCCCAACGGGAGCTGTAGTTGTTGCTCCAGTTGCGGGTAAGGTAGTTAAAGAAGGACAATGTTGGGGCGCTGCATTTGGTCAGAACTCAGTCCTTATGAAAGTTGAAGGTGGACATTTACTATTTGCTCACTTGTCTTCCAACAGCGTCAAGGTCGGACAAGTCCTTGCAGTGGGAGACGTTATTGGAAAAGTTGGAGCAGACGGAAACTGCACGGGTCCCCATTTACATATGGAACTACAGGCAGGACCAGGTTGGAAAAAAGGCAGCGGGCTTGACCCACAGGCACTTTTAGACGCATAGTTTTTGCTCAGAGATAGCCCACCCTTCGGGGTGGGTTTTCTTTTTGCCTAGCGTAGTGTAGTCTTTTTGTATGTCATTTATTGGAACACTATTGCCGTACCAAGTGGACGCCGTAGACCGTATGTGTGATCAAGGTTCAATGTTGGTTGCTTATGATTTAGGTCTAGGTAAGACTGTACTAACCATCGCAGCTGTTGAAAGGTTGATGGATGAAGAAAAGATTTACGAACCTGGGTTAGTGATTTGCCTGTCCAGTCTTAAGTACCAATGGGCTAACTCTATTACAAAGTTTAGCGACTCTACCTCATTAGTAATTGACGGAACTCCTAAGCAACGTCAAGCTCAATACGCAGAAGCAATGAACTGGGAAAATTCTGGGGTGGACTACATCATTATGAATTACGAACAGGTAGTTAATGATTGGGCATACGTCAGCAAGTTACCTCGTGGTTTTGTTGTGCTAGACGAAGCCACAGCAATTAAATCTTTTAGGTCTAAACGAGCTAAGCAAGTAAAAAGACTTGCAAACGCTCCTTTTAAGTTTGCTCTTACAGGAACACCTATTGAAAACGGTAAGCCCGAAGAACTATACTCCATCATGCAATTTGTAGATCAGAAAGTGCTGGGACGTTTTGATATTTTTGACTCAACATTTATCGTTCGTAATACTTGGGGCGGTGTTGATAGGTATAGAAATTTACCTACGCTACATACGAAAATGAAAGAAGCTTCCGTTAGGAAGTCACAGAAAGACCCAGACGTAGCTCCATACCTACCTGACTCAATACACAAAGAACCTATCCTTGTGTACTTTGACAGAAAATCTGCAAAACTTTATAGAAAAATTGTTGATGATTTAATTCAAGAGCTAGACAATGCTAAAGACTTGTTTGGCGGTTCGTTTAACATGCTTACTCATTACGGGTACGCTGATAAATCAGGTAGCCGAGCAGATGAAATTCGTGGGCGCATTATGTCTAAAGTAGGGTGCCTTAAAATGTTGTGCTCCCATCCAGACTTAGTTAGAGTAAGTGCTGAAAAGTTTCAAGATTTAGGTGACTCAGGGTCTTTGTACGCTAGTTACCTTTTAGAAGAGGGACTACTAGACGGAGTCACCGCATCCCCTAAGTTAGACGCGTTAATTGAGTACGTTAAAGACTTCTTGGACCAGCGCCCAGACAATAAAGTTGTAATTTTTGCTACTTACATAGACATGGTAGGCATGATTAGAGATAAGCTGGGGGTAGACATTTGTCGTACATACACAGGACAACTTGATGCAAAATCTAAAGAAGATAATAAGATTGAATTTAACACTAACCCTAATGTCCGTGTTCTTATTAGCAGTGACGCTGGGGGTTATGGCGTTGACCTGCCTGCTGCCAATTTATTGGTTAATTATGACATGCCGTGGTCGTCTGGCCTTGCGACGCAAAGAAATGGTCGAATAAAAAGAGCTTCATCTACTTGGGAAACTATTGTTATTCAAGATTTTTTAGTGTCTGGTTCTATTGAAGTGCGCCAACACGAGTCTTTACAGCAGAAAAACTCAATAGCCAATGCTGTTATGGACGGTGAAGGCATTGATGATAAGGGCGGAGTAGACCTAACCCTTGGTTCTTTGAAGTCATTTATTCAAGGAACATCTGTTTAAGTATTACACCTTGTCTAGATGAACTCTAACTTTTTTTATGTTAGGGTAACTTTATGTTAGTTAGAACGAAAGTTTTGACCACCGCTGCTGCGCTTCTTACGGGTTTATTCGTAACGCTACCAGCAGCCCAGGGTCAAGCTAGCGCCGAAGAAACACAAAATAGCGAAACTGTAAAAATCGCTACAAAATATATAGGAATCCCATATTGTCGGGGTGGAGAAAGCACGAGATGCTTTGACTGCTCTGGATTTATTCAATATGTTTTCGATAAAAACGGAATAGAAATTCCGAGAACTGCTAATGAACAACTTGCAGTTATGACTGTTATTTCAAAGGATGAAGCACAAGTGGGTGACTTAGTATTTTTTGTTTACAGCAATGGATATGCCCACCATGTTGGAATCTACGTTGGTAACAACACGATTCTTCATTCACCAAAACCAGGAAGAAGAGTTAAATTAGAAGAAATATGGTCAACAAGAATCGTATTTGCAAGAAACCCATCTATGGTGTTTCTAATCCCACCTCCAGTTGAAGCTAATGTAGAAGAAGCTACAACAAAAGATGAAATAATTTACTAATTTAATTGGATGTCCTGAGCAAAGACATTAAAAGGCTCACTATCCCGCTTAGCTCAATGGCAGAGCGCAGAGCTGTTAACTCTGATGTTGTTGGTTCGAGTCCAGCAGTGGGAGCAAGTCAAGATTATTAATCTTTCTTCGGGTAAACTTTATGTATTGCCCTTAGGAGAGAACTGGCATTGAAATACCTTAAAATTTTTGCTGCCTTGATGCTTGCGTTTGCTTTTTCGTTAAGCGCCATGCCCGCACAGGCTGTGATTGACGCGCCTTGCGACACTTACTCATGGACTGGGGAAGACGACGCCGCGCACCAGATGATTTTGCCGTTTTCATTACCGTTGGGTGATGCCACTTATGACACCACGTATGTGACCACTAATGGAACCCTTACTTTTGGTGCCCCAGACGCTAACTTT